TCTGCTCGGGTTGACTCTCAGCTACTTCCGGCGCGTTTTGTGCATTCTCCGGGGCGGCCGTCGCCTCGGGTGCTGGCGCGGATTCAACTTCCGCTAAGGCTTGTTGGACTTCTTCAGTCATTTTCGATTCTTGTGAATCCCTGGTCTACCGGGCCAGTACAGTTCTCAGATTATGCGCTCAGAATGCGCTTGTCAACATAGACTTAAATGTCGCCGCCAAAGCAGGCAAACGATGCAAGTGCAGTTGCATCCTGCGCCGTTGATGTACCCGTTTGGACAATTTTAAGATTAAAGCCGTTTACAGTTCTGTCAGTTACAAACCCGTAATCCAAAGCCGCACCAGTTGTTACGTTTACGGTGTAATCGGCCCTTGCGGCAGGGTTTGCGAACACCACAGCGTAAATGCCGGTAGCAGTTTTCGTCATCGATGTAACATTGAAAGATGACGAACTGATACCACCGCTGCCTGCAAACGTATTGTGGGCAATGCAAGCCCCAACATTAGCAATATTTGCCGTGGTAGTCAAATTACGCAGGACAATTCTGGCGAAGTCGGTTGCGCTGTCAGCAACCATGTAGCGGCCACGAATGCTTGTTTCGTAGCTGCTTTTAAAACCGAAACCGGGGTCAGTGACAACTGTGTCTATGTACTGCCCAGAACTGCGCGTAGGCGTAGCAACGATACGACCACCAACAGCAAACAAGTCAGTCACAGCTTGCGGAGGCAACCCAATAGACCAAGAGCCGTGCAAAAAGTCTTGCGACAAAGGCGGCATATTGGTCAGCGTAAACACAACCGATGTAACCGTTGATGTGCTAGTGGTCAGCGGCGATGCCAACTGCAAATTTTCGCCAGCAACAAACTTGCCGCTAAACCACAGTAGCACAGTGTTAGACGCCCCAACCGAAAGAACAAATCCAGCAGCGCCGCTAGTTAAACCAATGATGATGTTTCCAGCGGTCGGCAAGGAAGGCCAGTTTGCCGTTCCTACACCGTTTAGGGTAACAACCCGTCGATAGGTAAATGTGCCAACACCAGAAAAATTAGAGTTGGATGAATAATTTTGATAGATCGTTGTGAACGATGGCGTCTGCTCGTCCATCATGTTCCAGCTTGCACGGACTGGCTCAGTCAGTGTCTGGCCTGGAGCCAGATACGCATTAGCGCCGTTTACATCTTTGCGAACATCGGTAACGATGCCGGGGTGAAACGCAGCAGTGAACCGCCATTCATTGACCGCAGCGCCCGTGGGGTCTGTTGGGTAGCTGCTGTTTGCGCTGAAGTACACCAACTCGCCAGAGCCAATGTCAAAATACGGGCCGGGGACTGACAGATCGTCGTTCGAGTAATACTGCATATTGCAGTTTTGCCTGAACGTCAAATTCTTGATGTTAAACCGACACCCCGCTGGAATCTCGACAAGACCACCAGCAGTGGGAAGTGAGTTGAGCGCGGCTTGAACTGCGGCGGTATTGTTTGTTGTTCCATCCGCAACAGCGCCAAAGTCTAGAGCGTTAGCGGGTGACCCGCTAATCATGGAGTATGTTACTTTGGTCAAAGACATTGTTTTTCCTTAGATCATGTAATGACCAGATAGGTTTATTCTGCTGTTGGCCGCAAATGCTGATGCTTGCAAGTAAGAATACGCGAGGCCGCTACCAATTTGACCCAAATACGCATAATTAAGACCTCTTTCTATATGCGCTTCTAATTGTGTATACAGAGAGGTTAGGGTAAAAAATCCAGCATTCCCAACAGCTACCGCGTGAAAATTTGAAACCGTGTTATTGCTTGTAAATGGCAGTCCACCAACAATTAAATTTCCTGCGGTGGCCGCGTCTTTTGCCGTTAAAACAATTCGCAAGTTAAATTCAACTCGGTTGCCGAAACGAGTGTAAAAACCAACTTGAGTGTTGTAGGTTTGAACACCCGCTACGCTATCGCCGCCTATGGTGGGTGTAAACGTCCCCTCCTCATACCAGTTCAGCAACTGGCTCGTCATCCCCGCTGCGGGGGTGTTGGCGGTGAAGTTGATGCCTTTAGCTGCGGTGCCTTGGACAAGGTTGCCAGCAGAAAATGTGACGTTGTTGCTGAGATCAACATTCATGAACTCAGTGCCGTTGATGAAAATTACCCCACCGGCTGCTTGAGTATCAATGCTTCCCATGTAGACAGTGTTAGCACTGTTGATGCCCAGCATTCGGGTGGTGGCGGCACCTGACGTAACGCCCCGAAAATAAGTGGCGTTTGTGCTTAAGGTTACGTTGCTTGTTGACGTAAGCCCAGCAACAGAAACAGCACGGCCAGCGGTCAAGTTAGCAACGCTGACTTGTCTAGTTGTGCTGCTTTGAACAATTGGCAATACCTCACTACCCGCAAGCGGTGTGGTGGCTGCGGGTAGCGCAGAGATTTTTAAGTCAGCCATTTCTGTTCCTTTTTAACGGTTGAGCGAAATTCTCAAATAAGAATAGCCGCCTGTAATAACCCTAGCCACTGAACACACCTCACGCATTTCTAGCGTATCGGTTGCGTTGCAAAACACACGGTATCGGCCTTGGTAATAGGTGCGTGTGCCCCCTGTACCCGTGCCCGACCACTCAGTGACAAGAGTAGTGTTTTTATACAGCCTAAAGGTGTTGTAGTCAGTTGAAATTGATGCCTGAAGAGGGACAACAAAATCAACGTCATAGTACCCGGCAACTGGGCAAGTAAACACGCCGGTGGTCGTGTTGTACAAAGTGGCGGCAAAAATTTGGGTGTTGACAGATTCTTGCGTGCCAAACGGCAGCACAGTCTCTACGTTTCCGCCTGCGGTTGAAGGCGTGCCTGTAACTTGTCCAATGTACTCAGCAAAAGGCCGGCCAGGAACAATTGAGGTCAAACTTGACAGGTCACTGAGTTGCAGATCGTAGTTGTTACGCACCCAAAAATTTGACGAAGTTTGACCTGTGACCCGAGTAAAGTTTAGCGTCGCGTTGTTGTCCGAAAAAGACGCGCCAAACACCCGGATGTTTTGTACGTTTGCGTTATTGGCAAAGTTAAAGCAAATAGGCGTTCCGACTGTCGGGCCAGCATCGAGCCTGAAAAATTCATTGCTAAACAAAACGTTTTGCACAGCATTGCTGGCGCTGAATGCTGCTATGCGAACCGCGCCAGCAGTCGGGCATATGGCGCTGTAGCTATATCGGTCGTTAAAAATGTACCGATTGCCACTTAGTCGAATGCCGCCTGCGTACTCAAAGTCAATATGCGCGGTAAAGTTTGTGTCAAACTCGCAATTTTCTACGGTGATTTGGCTAGTAACAGTGACACTGCCACTAAACACAATACCGGCGCCGTTTACGTTTGGCGTTGCAATTTCAGAAGACCAACCGCAACCAGCAAATCCACATTCAGTAATTCGAATACCGCCTGACGCCAAACGAATACCAGATTGGCCGCACAACACAAACAACGAGTGGCTAAATGACCATCCAGACGCTGCTTGGACTACAGAGTTGTAAAAACCTGTTTCTGTTAGCCTTTCAAAATTGCAAGTGTCTATTTTGCAATTTGCGGTGCTTGACCAGTCAGGATTTGAGTTGTAAGTAAGATCGCCTTCGCTGACGATGCCGTAACGAAGGTTTTTTATTGTTAAGTTTTGGAATATGGAGTTCCACACTCCAACCAATCTAAACCCGTCAGTTGTGCCGGTTTTGTTTGCACCGTCAATCGTAAAGTTAGACATCTCAAGGCCCCAAATAAAATAGGTGCCTGTTTGAGTGCCGCTTCCATTTGATGCTGGGATGCCGCGAATGTCAAAAACGCGCCCAGAACCTCGAAAATCAATGATTGTGTCGTTAAGTCCCGCGCCGCGAATTCTCGCGCCGTCGTGACGCTGCGTGCCGGTTTCGTAAATTAGAATGGGTGAAGTGACTCGATAGGTGCCTTTGGGCAGTATGCAATCGCCACCCATTATTTGCGCTTGGTTGAAAAACGCTTGCAACGCCGCCGTATCGTCAGCAATCCCGTTGCCCACTACGCCAAAATCGGCTGCGCTTAAATACTCAGCCAGCTTAACTTCTACGTTGGTAGCCACAGACCCCGTAAACGGCGGCTGATACGACACCTGTTGCGCGTCTACAGCGCCGCCGCCTTGCAACTGACTTGTAGTGAACTTGACCTCTGCACCAACATGCAGGCCGCTGGTGAACGTCACCGTGTCGGCGTCAGTCTCGGTGTATGCGTACAAAGCGCCAGGGCCATACTGGTTAACGCCGTCAACAAACACCGATAGGCTGTTCGTGCCAGGCTGATAGCTGATGCCAAGGTTGAACACCGTCTGGCCTGCGGTGGCCGTGACGATTTCTTGCTGGTTGACAAAGGCAACGAAGTTGCTGTTGATGCCGCTGATGTTGTCGTAGGTGGCGATCAGAACGTCGTTGGCGTCCTTGAGCAAGAACTTGTACAGGATGCCGTCGGTTATCCAAATCTCGCCGCCGCCAGGCACCCGGCCAGCGGAGTCCAGCACGATGGGGTTGGTCCAAGCTGTGGCGCCGTTGGACGAGGTGTAGGCGGTTGCAGGCGTGGTGGTGCCAGCCGCATAGGTGAACAGCTTGCCGCCCGTCAGGACAGCGCCGGTGTTGGTGAAGAACTGGGCCGCAACGCCGCCCACTGGGGAAAGATTGACGGCCATTTAGGTCACTCCAAGAGAATCAAGCCATTGTCCTCTTGCACGAGGTTGTCGCCAGACTCGGTAAGAAGATTGCTCTGCGCCTGTTCTTCAGCGCGGCCAGAAAACAGCGAAATGATGCCGCCAAGGCCAATGGCAACCGAGTTGCGAAGATCAGGGCCAAAGAAGCTCATTGCTTGTTGATAGGTTTGGCGTACGCGGTGCCGTCGGTGCTGCCGATCCGCAGCACGCTGACGCGCCAGGGGGCGCCGGTCGTGTTCAGCGGCACAACAAACGGGATGGGCGTGAAGGCCGGGATCGGGGTACTGGCGCTAGTAGCCACGGCCCCCACGCCCACTTCAACGTAGCAGGATTGGTCGCACCACACCAGTACGCCTTGCGGGCCAGGGCCCCATGCGGTCGTGTTGCCCGCAGTAGCACCGGCAGTTGCAGTGTACGCGGGGAAATCCGCTTTGCTCATCGGGTTGAGGAGTTCCATCATGTGTCCTTTACGCCAGGAATTTGAGTTTGTACAAGGTGGTCAAGTACAGTTCGACGATATTATCAATCAACTGCTGCAACGAGGTGTCTTCTTTTTTCGCCACCTTGTAGCGCATCTCCTCAATCTCGGCCAGCGATGCCTCAAGGAACTCGGTGATGTTGGTCGTCTTCTTGGCCGAGTGTAGGGTAATGGGGCCAATCAGCCCGTGGCGCCCTTGGTACGCCTCGGCAAACGCATCAGCGTGGTCGATGATGGTGTCGTAGAAGGTGTTGAGCGCCACATGCTTGGAGTAGCTGCGCGTGTTCAGATGCACCGAGTGGGCCACGTCGCGGGCCAAGAACAAGAGGCCCATGAAGTCTGCGGCGGTGCTCATTGCATGGCTCCTTCAGGTGGCATCATCGGGGGCTGATCCATCATCTCTGGCTGCATCTCCGGCATCTGCGAATTCAGGTTGTTGCTCTCCATCGCAGCCGCTACGACGCCCATAGCGATGTCCTGAATCTGCTGCTCGGTCATGCCGGCCTGCACCGCACTGATGCGCTGCGTCTCGGCCTGGTACGCCTTGATCTCGGCCTCAAACTCCTTGATCGACAGATCACGGGCTTCCATCGACTTCTGCACGTTCTGAAGCATCCCGGCCATCTGCTGCATCTCTTGGTTCATGGCCTCCATCTGCTGCTTGGCCGCAGCCAGCGCCGGATTGTCCTCGTCATTGCCGATGATCGCCGGGTCGATGACCTTGGCAAACCGCTGAGACATCTCTTGAGCGCCCGGCCAGTCCATGTTTTTGACAAACAGGTCGCCAGCCACGCGCCAAAGGTCTGGGTTGCCTTGCAGAAGTTGGGCCATCGCCTCCAGCGACTCTTGGCGCTTGGTGGCAAAGCCGGGCCCGGTGATGACCATAACGTCGTACTTGCCGACGCCGGGGTTGTAGATCTTTTCGACCACAATGCCACGCTCGTCGCGGATCTTCTTAACCGGCTCAGGCTGCATTGGGTTGATCTTGATCATTTTGGACTCGCCGTCCTCGCCGACGATTCGGGCAATGCGCTGCGTATCGTAAATTTTTGGAATCAGGTCAATCAACTGCCGTCCGATATAACGAATAAACCGGGCGTAGTTGTCAACGTAGTGATAGGTGCCAGTATCTGACTCTTTTTGTCGAGCCAAAATAGCTTTACCGCTGCGCTCGTTGGATGTCATTCCTAGCGCAGCGTTGTGCTGGCCGGTTGACGATTTAATGTCGTCAGAAGCGCCTGCTTTGGCTTGCAGCAAACCGCTAGAAGCCATTGGGGGCTGCGCCCGTTGAGGCAACGGCAAAACTGCACCTTGGCCGTCTGTAACGTCTGGGTTTACTTCAAGGTAAGGCCAGTTTTGGGTGTTTGCAGTTTTCCACTGTGTTTCGTAGCCTTCAAACTGGCCACCGTAACCTATAAAGGGTGCCTTGGGTGCTAAGGCCAGCATTTCTGCTTCTTGGCTGACCCAGTAGTTGTACATGCGCTGCGCATCTTTAGCGTTACGCACAAGGCCGCTGACGTACAACCGGCCTTCAACCTCGAACTCGTTGCCCACGCAACGAATGACAGGGATGTAAGCACCGGCCCAGTCAGACCGTTCTAACACCTCGTATCCATTAATTTTTAACCACTTAACTTTTTTGCGGTCAGATGGGCGCGAGCGTAGAGGCTTGCCAAACTGCGCCCGCATCATCTTATCTTCGGGCGTGCCTTGAAACGCCGTTGCATTTCCAGGGTACAGGTTTAGCGTTTCTTTGGTGTGTTCGACGTAAAAGTACTCGGCAATACGCACCGTGTTTTCGTTCATCCATTGGCTAAAACCTTGGTCGCCCACGCCTAGCGTTTGCAACGTGGTGATAGGCGCAGCGTCTGGGTATTGGCGCTCGTACTCGTCTTTGGGAATGTCTTCAGTTATAAAGCACCAGCGGGCGTCTGAACCGCACGGGTCTTGAATTAACGGGTCCATGTAGACGCTAAAGCTGTTGCGAATGCGCCCGATCTTGATGTCTTGATCAAACGTGTTGTCGTCGCAATACTCGGTCAAAATGCGAGCGTAGCCCTCGCCGTAGGACACTTGATTCTCGCAGGCCGTGTCGTAGGCCACGTCGGCGTCCGAGATGTACTCGATGTGCCGAATCATGCCGTTAAAAATTTCGGCTACCTCAACGTCAGCGCCGTCGTCTGCGGGGATGACCTTGGGCTGCGGCCTGTTTTGCCGCTGCTCGTTGGTCACTTGATGAACGTGCTGCGGCAGCTTGTTGACTGTCAGGCACGGCCTAGCGTTGATCGTTTGGCCTTGCACCGCGCCGCGAGTGGCAAGCACGTCAGCCGGCCACTGCCAGTGGTTGTCAGGCGAGCCGGCGTAAAAGCGCAGGTCGTCCAACTCGTCTTCACGCGACTCAGACAACGCAGAAATCGCCATGTTAAGGCGAGATCGAGCCGTTGAGAGCACTTCAGAGTCGCTCTTGTCTTTGGCCGATCCACCCTCGCTAACCGCCCCAGCGGCGGCGATTCCTGTGTAGTCTTGAGGCATGATTACTTGATCTTGCTCAGAACCTTAGCAACCGTGGCTTTGACGTTGGTGCCCGACGGAATGCTGCCGTGGCAGCCCATGCCCGGCATTTTGGAGTAAGTCTCCTTGTTGCGGTCAGGCATCCCGCCGCCGGACATTTTCGGCTCACGGGCGTTGAGTTTGCTGATGGGTTCAAGGTGTTTGCTCATTTTTTGCCTTTCTTGGCCGTTTTGGCAGACTGTACAAAGTCTTTTTTGGTAGGAGCGCCGGGCGAGCCCGGTTTCCTCATCTTCTCGCCCGAGCCTTCTTTGATGCGCTCGCGCTTGGCGTGGATATTAGCGTAGAGTCCGGGTTTAGTAGCCATAATCAGCACTTCCATCGTTTGAGTAATGCCTTAGCGCGCTCGGCGTCGCCTTTGGCGTGCTTGACGACGCCCTCCATGCGGGCGCAGAAGCTCGCCTTGCGGCCAGCGTCGGCCTTGGTCTTGGGGTTAGGTGCTGGCGCCTTAAGGTTGGAGCCAGTAGCTGCGTTGTACTTCTCGCGGCCTTTGGCGGTCAAACCAGCGCCTTTGCTAACGGGCAGTTTTTCACCCCGTCCAACGCTTAGAGAAACGCCTTTTTTAGCCATTACGCCCCCATCCAAGAAGTTGTTGAGTTAAACCCGTAACCTTTGGAATGACTTTGAGTCTGACGTTGTTCCCGATGCGCCACGGAGAACGCAAACGTCAATGCCAATGCATCCGCAGCGTCAGGAGAAGCCAAACCACGGCTTTTCATGTCTTTTTTAGACTCCAAAAATATGGTTCCACGGGAATCGGGCTTGATCTTAGGCGAAATCAGGTCTGTTTTCAAGAAGCGGTCTTTAGGAATACTGGCTGTTTTGAGCCAATTCTTCATTTCGCCCCACATTTCTGCCCGTTTGTTGCCGTACATAATGGGGTTTTTGGCTTTGTTGCCAAAATTTACGCCTCTAATTTTGTAGCGTTGCTCTTTTAGCCGGTCAACAATGCCAGCGCCTAGACCGCCTTCGTCAATGTTAACCAGAGCAGGCTTAAATTGCTCGATGGCATCAATTACATGACCCACCACAGTCATGGTGTCATCGCCTCGATGCCTGATAACCTTGACCAAATCACGTCCACAGCGAATAGCAATTACGGTAGCGTCAGCACCAAAGCGGGCAGGGTCTACGCCCATCACAATCGGGGCGCTAAAGTCTTGGTAAGCAGGCTGTTTCATTGCCTCGTCTACCAACAAACTGCCAATGAACTGGTCATCACCCTCACTGGGAAACTGACCATAGACCTCTACATGGGCTTGAGACGAATCAGGCCCGTACTCTTGGATGATCTGTTCATAGACCTGTTTGTCAGTGCCCTCAACGGTTCTGGCATCTACAACTCTAGAAGTCCAAAAATCCCGTTTTGAGTGAAAAGTCTCGTAAAAATACCCTGAATTTCGCCGGGGGTTAGAAAACGCAAACCACATCCGTTTTGGGGTGTTTTCAGTAAAAAAGCCCCCAGTAACAGACCAGATTGCATCAGCAATACCCGACGCCTCGTCAAAAATAACCATTACGCCATCGTAATTGTGGACACCCGCATACGCATCGGGGTTTTCTTCAGACCACAACCGGCCTTCAATAGCCCAATACCTCGTGCCTTTTTTTAGATTTTTTTCAACCAGCGTAGTTAACCAAGCAGCCGGCGCAACTTTGGTTGCAGAAATCTCAAACCAATGGCTGTTGATAGACATGGCCAACCACTTGGTGATCTCAGCCCATGTGACCGAGCGTAGCTGAGACTCAGAGTTGGCAGAAACAATCGTTGTAGACCCGATACGGGTAGACAACATCCAAATCGTCAACCACGACACCAAAGCAGATTTGCCAATACCGCGACCAGAAGACACCGCATGTCTCAACGTCTCAAAATCTACAAGACCTTTTTGCCGTTTTACGTATGAAGCAACATCACGCAACACCTCACGCTGCCACTTACGCGGCCCACTGAAGTGCTCCAACGGCGTACCCTCTTTCCCCCACGGAAACGCAAACATCACAAACGCCTCTGGATCATCTGCAATAGCAGGCATCCACAGAGTAGCCATCAACTCTTGTTCGTCTTCCGGTTTGTACACTAGCGTTTGCATAAAACAAGTATACTCAAAACAAGGGGGCCATCACCCAGCCCTGTGGAAGGTTGAGCCGACCAACCACGATAAACATGGTGAACCATGCGGTACTTCAGTAAGACCAGACTCTGAACGGGACCAGTTGCGTGGAGGGTACAACAACCCTAACCTAGACAAACCAGAGGCTCACTCTCCAAAGAGTACACACCCCTCTCGGGTGCCTGGTCTATGCCCACAATCAAAACAAGCAACCAGCAACGCACTGTTGGCATAGGCTTACCAAAAAATAAAAATTGTTCGCAAAAAATTACGCGCGGTCTAAATAAAAATTGTTCGCGGGGCTTACGCCACCATTGACCCACCACCCCTCGGACCTCCCCCCCCCTCATCCGACTCCGGCCTATCATGGCGCGGCCCAGGTTGACCGCAGCCCTAGCTGATTGTCGTCGAGCGCACGGAATGGCGACAAAGTAGTACGCAAGTAGTAGATTGTCGTCGGCAAGGCGGCTGGATGACTATTGCGCGTGCGTGATCCGGCGGGCGAGGCGGTTGCCCCGGCTCTTTCCCCCTGTTTCCCCAATGAAACACACAATTTCCGGCTCCGTCAGACTACCTACCATTCTTGGCGAGATGTTAGGGTTTGTCCTAGTGACTCGTGTCTAGCCACGTAGACAATAGAGGGTATGCCGCAAGCACTTCGCAGGGCGGTCTATTAGGAGGATTTAAGATGGCAGATGCACCTTTCAACGACATGTCCGAGCACTTCGTGGGCACGGGCCGCAAGGACAGCAAGGGCCGCGAAATAGGCTGGATTGTTGGTCTTAACAATAACGGCGCGACATATGCAGCATGGGTGCAAAGCGCCCGGCGCGTGTGCCTGTACGGCGATTGGCAGGAATTTGGGGTCCAGCAGCGCAGCAAATATTTTGCCAATCAGGCTGACGCTACCAATTGGGCTTACGCTACGGTTCGCGCCCGTCGCGCTAAGGTAGCAGCCTGACAACCCACCCTCTAGCATCCATTGGGTGCTATGTGGTGCGCTGTTGCACTAATCCCTAACGGGTCTATTTGGAAAAATCATGCACACTCGCACACTCTACCAAATCAGGGAATATAAAACTCCTACCAGCTACTCATCGCCAATGGGCACGAAACTGCGCACCAAATTGCGGTCAGTTAAGTTAATCGCTCGGCTCACCATCAGCGGGCACAGAGACATTGTGTTAGTCCCTATCCGAGTGACAAGCAAAGCCTAACAACCTACCCTCTAGCCCATTTGGGCTATGGGGTGCGCTGTTGCACTAATGCCCTTCGGGGTCTAATCGGAGCAAATTATGGAACGTATGAAAATGACAGATCACAGTGAAAGCGCCTGCACCATCGAATACACCGATGCCGAAGACGGCGCCCGTTGGGCTCGCACATTCACAGCCCCGGCGGCTGGCGGCTATGTCCGCGAAATCTTTGACCCTATGAAAGAAGGGCAGCAAGTCTGCGAAAAACTCGCCCATGCTGGCGTCACTTTGATTTGGCGGCCTTCAATGGGCTACTTATCGGATTTAATCCGAAAAGAGTACCGCAAAGAACAGGCCGGCGCCCGCCGTCGTGCGTCTGCCTGACAGCCTACCTTAATGCGCCTAACGGGCGCATTGGGATGGGTTGTCACTCGTCCTTGCTCACCTCGCGGCTGGCAACGTCAACGACCATCGGGGTTAGCACTCTGGCTTTAGCTTCGTTAAGCGCATCGGTAATGCTGATTCGATTGTCGGTTACTTCCATCTCTAGTCTATCGCCGTAGCGTTTGGGCTTGAGCTTGGCAGCGATCCACTTTCGGGCATCGACTTGTAGCCGTTTTTTGTTGACCCATGCCGCCGCTTCAGCGCCTCGCAGCCCCTCTGGCATGTCCTCATCCGCGAGGGCTAAAATTTCTTCTGCCAGTTTATCTGCCCTGTCCTCCAAGGCTTGTTCGTACATCTCCCGCAGTTCGGGAATGACTCTGATAGTGCGGAGCGCGACAGAGTACGTTATTGCCTCCGGTTTGATGGCCGAAGTCAGGGCCTCACCCTCTGACATGCGAGTAAAAATCCTGGGCCAGCATTCATGACCCAGATTGTATTTATGGCCCCGCCACTTTCGCGCAAGATTCGTCATGGTGCAATTCTAAGGGTTTTCACTAGTGGTCTATTAGGGTTTGTCCTAGTGTGCAACGTCCAGATGGCTATACAATAGCACACATGCCCCAGCATATCGCAAGGGGTCTATTTGGAGCCTTTAGCATGTCTACACCATCTGTTAACTGGTTTAACCTATTGTCCGATGCGGTCAATCAGCCGGGCATCATCTCGCAAGCCTACCGGGCTTTTCATGGGTACAGTATCCCAAACCAAATGCTCGCCTACTCACAGTGTTTCGCAAGGGATATCCCAATTGGGCCGATTGCAACCTACAAACGCTGGCAAGCCTTGGGGCGTAACGTTAAAAAAGGGGCTAAGGCAATTGCTTTGCGTATGCCCGTCACAATTACTAAAAAAGATGAGTCGGGCGAGAAAACCGGGGAATTCCTGCAAGCCTTTGTCCTTAAAAACAATTGGTTTGTCCTCGATCAGACAGAGGGTGATGACTACGCCAACGATGTGCCATCGCCCGTTTGGGATGCCGAAAAGGCTTTGCAAACCTTGGATATTACCCAGATAAAATTTGAGTATCCTAACGGTAACTGTCAGGGTTACGCTGTCGGGCGCAATATCGCTGTCTCTCCAATTGCTGCCCTGCCGCACAAGACACGGTTTCACGAATTGGCCCATGTAGTGCTTGGGCATACATCGGAGGGTCTGTTGTCTGATTCTGAGGCCACGCCTAAAAACATGGCCGAAGTCGAAGCAGAGGGGGTGGCTTACATCTGTTGCTCGGTTCTTGATCTTCCGGGCTTGAATGAGTCTCGGGGCTACATCCAATCGTGGTTAGCTGGTGGTTCAATTACCGACAAAACCGCGCAGCGCATTTTCGGTGCTGCTGAAAAAATCATCAAAGCTGGTCAAACCGCTGTCGAATAAATCAAGGCTCTTGGGCCTTTTTTGGAGTAAATCATGTCATATCGTCTCGTCTTAGGGGCTGTCTATCTGCTGGCCCTGGGTGTTTTGTTTGCTGATCTGATGATCTGGAGGGCTTAAACATGAGAACAATTAGCTATCTCTACGATGCCGGGTCAGACATTTATCTCGATTGCGAGCTTGAATATGACCCTGGCGAGGATGCAAACCCAGACCCAGAGTCACCAACCTGCGGCCCTGGCTGCCCTCCTGCGGCGTGGCTTATAACCGCAAAGATCGGCAACGTAGACATCATGCCGGTCTTAGATCAAACAATCATCAAACTCATTGAGGTTGCAGCATGCTCATCGCAGGATTAGGCGTTATAATCGTGGCACTGCTGTCGATTCTCCTCGACCTTTAGCAGTTGCCCCCTCCTTAGCCCGCGCAATGCGGGCATTTTTTTGTCCGTCTACGGCACTTCCTCGCGCACTAACACATCTACCCCAGGCGATGCCGCGTAGACCTTGGTGACATGTAGGCTCACAATCTGCCCGTCGTCTCGGTAAACAATCCCGTTTAGCCCGTCGAGTACGCTTTTCGCCAAATTGTCTATGTCGGGCTTTTTTGTAGGCCGCTCTAAGCCCTTTAAACAGGCCGCCACGCGCTTTTTAGGGTAGCTTTTAGGGATAGGTAGCCTGAAGTACAGATAGACCGCTATGGGCGTTTCTAGGGGCTCGGTTTGCCCCATGACTTGCTGTGCGGTTTCTCGGACGATCGTCTCGTAGTCGCTGGTTTTCTTCGGCGTGTACGTCCGGACAAAGCCGCCGATTTTGGAAAACTTGGGCCTGCCCTTGGGAACTGGGGGCGAGTCTACCGTGAACTGAATCATAAAAGTCACTTGCTTCGCTCCTCGTTCATCAATCGCCGCAACTCGGTTGCAGCATCAAGCCCGCGTTTTCGCTCAATTGCCGAAATAATACCGGCCCACCACACTTGTGCTGCTGCTGCCCCGTCCTCGCTGGCTTTCGCTCTGTATCTCTGAACCCACTCCCTGGCCTCCGTGCGTCTCATGTGCATCAAGATCGCCGGTGAGCTGTAGGGCGAAGTCCACAATTCTGTCGGGGTAGTAGACACCCTCTCGTACCCTGTCGAGGATTTTTTGGGCTTGGTCATATGTCATTTAAGAGATTCCATGCTGTTGCTGCACACAATGGGACTTGTCCGTTTCCAATGGCTTTAAGTCTGTCCACCCGAGCGGCCACCCCATCAGCCACTCTACCCAGGTTGGGTTCAATTTTCCAGAAGTCGGATGTACGACCATAGATAAGTTCAACTGCTTTCCTTTCTGTACCCTGCGCTGAATTGCTGGATTGCTCATGTTGCCCCTGTCTCGACAATCCGAGGATTGAGGTGTCGGCCATTTTTCCAACGATCCAGATCCTGTCTCTTTGATGGTTTGCTCCAACATCGGCAGCTCCCATAACAGTCCACCTACAGTCATACCCCAGCGCGGTAAGGTCTGCAATGACTCTTGTTCCTCCTCGAGTAGTGAGCATTGGGCTGTTCTCCACAAAGACGTAGCTGGGTCGTACCTCGCCAACCACCCGCGCCATGTGGTGCCACATTCCGCTGCTCTCTCCGTCCAGGCCTTCGCCTCGCCCTGCTGAGCTAATGTCTTGGCATGGAAACCCGCCAGATACAACGTCAACAATTCCGCGCCACGGTCTTCCGTCAAAGGTTTGAATGTCATCCCAAATCGGGAAAGGCGGGAGAAGGCCGTCATTTTGTCGGGCGCACAGTACGCTAGCTGGGTAGGGTTCCCACTCAACTGCACAGACTGTTCGCCATCCGAGCAGTTTGCCCCCAAGTATTCCGCCACCAGCGCCTGCGAAAAGAGCCAGCTCATTCATTGCCCCTCCTCAGTTGTGCCAGGCGCTCACGGATATGGTCAGGCATGGCCACAGTGCCTGCAATGCGCTCCTGGTACTGTTCTGCCATCGTCACGGGTTTTTTGATCTCTGGTATCTCTGCTCCGTCCCATCGTTGCTGGTTCAGATAGACCAGAGGAGCCGGTACAAATGCCCCGTTGTCTTTGCGCCACTGGTCTGTGGTTTTCATCCACTCAACATGCTTCAAAATCTGATCGGCGCATGTCTCGTAGTAGTGCTTTTTCCACTTCGCTAGACAAGCAGCCTTTGCGCCTTTCCTGGGGCTTTTAGGCCATGCTGCCCAGAATCTTTCAAATCCACTCTCAAACATTGCGCCTCCTTGTCGTTGCATCATAAACACCATAATTCATATGGTTCACCCAAAAGACCCCCCTACCCCACAAGTGTGAGGAAGGACGAGTTAGGTTCACCCCCCATTGAAGGGATCGTCATGCTACGGATTGAATACCGTACGCCCCCGGCTTGACGATTCGACCAGCCGCACGGATTGTTCGGGAACTGCCCCCTAGCCCATGTGATTGATGATGACGGCTGGGAATGATCCAGCACTGATGGGTAGTCGTCAAAACCTGTTGGCCCACTGCTCTTCAAATTAAGCTACGCCATCACCAATCACACGGTTGCATACCGTGTCGCGGTTTCCTTCCGAGCGGCCCCACTTGCGGCCCCTACTTTCGTGCGGAGTACGGTCGCGTAGAAAACAAAAAGCCGGTTACTGCTGCCCTCGGTGGAAACCCTTTGGATTTAAACCAAGGGCGAGAGCATGAGTAACCGGCCTTCACTGTCGCTTTCCACGGCAACGGGAAGAAGTCTATCGAAAATTTTTAGTCTTGTAAAGCCCCTACGAAAAAAAGTTGTTAGTTGCTACTGGGCCAGTCTGTTCACCGCTGCCGAAGCAAAGGAACCACCAACAAGTCTGAAGCCAACCTACTACCCTACTCGCACAAGTGCTTTCAGAGCTTCGACTGGCCCCAGGCTTGTTAGTCCTCTATTGGAGGTGTCTTTAATGAGCGGAGAACACAGGTTTATTTTTACGGGGATTCGAACCCCACCTGCACCGATCTCCGCTCACTAAAAAGCCCTCTCTTAGAGGTTAGCAAACCACTCCGGTTTGATGCACTTTAGCTGCCACAGCCTGCTCTGGGGGATGGTATGCCACTGATGCACAGCCCCCCTGCTGATGCCCAGCAATCGGGCCAGCCGCGCTTGGGAGCCTGCCAGAATGATCGCCTCGTATTTCGTCATGGGATGCATTCTAGATCAAAGTCAAGTTTAGTGAACATTGGGGTTTTCCCTAGTGTGCAAATGTTTAGGTGACTGTACAGTCTACCCATGCCGCGATGTTGCGGTCTAACCAGGAGTGATGATGTCTTACACAAGTTTCAGTCTGACAGACCCGCCAAGTCTGCGGCCCAATGATGCACCAGAGCGCATTTACGGATGGCTCGACAGCCAGCTATCAATTGCCCGCCACTACGGCGGCATAACGTACAACGGCCACAAGTACGTCATTGACTACAACGATCCGCAGGAACCGCTGGTTCGGCAAGACCCTAAAAAAGGAAAACGCAAATGAAATATTCAGTAACCGAAGCGCAGTTTAGGCAATTGTTGACAGTTGCCAGGCTTTTTGAGCTGGCTTACCCGTATCCGGAGGCAAGCAAATGAGCAAACAAACCGACGCTATGAGGCTGGCTGATAAGTTAGAAGACGTAGCGTTAAACGCATACGTGATTGAGCCTGCCGTAGCCGAACTGCGCCGGTTGGAAGCAGAGATTGAGCGCGAACGTATGCGTCTTGCAGCATGCGACGTTGTAGCCTGCGCGGATACGCCAGAAACTGCGGTTAAAGCTCGGCAAATGCATGAAGACTACAAAGGCCCAGCATTCGAATCTGTAGCCAGGCGAGTTGATGAGTGCATCAAGCTCCGCGCAGTAAACGCGCAACTGCTGGAGGCGCTGCAAATTTTGTTTGAACGCGCCAACCGTAACAGCATCGACCCGTTTGCTCTGCAACAAGCAGTTGACGCCATCACCAAAGCAACAGGAGAAACCAAATGAACGAAGCAATGCGACGTGCTTGGCTTGAAATCAGCGCAACGATTGAAGAGCCGACAGAAGAAGACCTTACACGGTTTCTGCGCACCTGGGCTGCTGCACTGCGGGCAGCGGGGGAACAAAAATGACCAAATGGCATAAAGGCCCGCCGCCCAGCATTGGCTGGTGGCCTGCGAGCTCCGAACAAGACGTTAGCGCAACTCGTTGGTGGAACGGAAAGTTTTGGAGCTGCCCAGCGTATCACTTCGACACCGCACATTCCGCGTCAATTCTGGCAGAAATGCGGAGTGAGCAATCAAACATCAAATGGACAGACCGGCCCGAGTGGTGGCCAGCAAGGAGCAAAACATGAAGAAGATTGATTACTTTTTCCCCCGCAGCGCGGTAATCATTACCGGCATTCCGTTTGTTTCGATATGTATCTCTGAAATGCTGGGGACGCTAGAGCCAGGGTACGAGTGGGTATTAACTGCATGGGCCGGCGCGCTTGCAGCGTCTGTATTGTGGGCCATCGGATGTATTGTGTGGAATGCGTGGAGGAGCAAGGCATGAAGTATCCGTTCTATTGCTGTCAAAAATGCGGCGAACTTATTGGGTTGCTGGGTCGGGCTATGCCGTTTCACAAATGTAAGGAGAAAAACACATGACCATCGAAGCAATGAAGCAGGCGCTTGAGGCGCTGGAAGAATGGGAGAAATCAATGTCTAAAGGCTCGTTGGAAGCGCACCGAATTTTAAGAACCGCCATCGCAGAGGCTGAGAAGCAGGAGACAGTGGCGTGGCGATTTACTGGCATTGCTGGGTTTGAGCGTTTTGTGACAGATGCTCAATACAAAGCCTTCTCACCCGAAGTGCGAGCTTGGTATGAGCCGTTTAAGTGCGCAAGCTACACCACACCACCCGCAGCACCTGTGCAGGAGCCGCTTGGTTACTGGAACGCAGTCGAAGGCTGGGTCGAACTGCCGGAAGAAGCGCAAAAGCCAGCACAGGCCAAAACAATCCCAAAGTGGCCACTCAAACATCAGTGGGTAAACGGTCGCGGCTATGTGGTCTGGCGAGATGTTTTTGAGGGAAACATGAAATGTCCCTTGGATGAAGCGATTGCGGCACATGCACAAGCGGTTTTTGTTGATGAAGGTGATGCAAAAGAGTATTGCACCTTTAAAAACACCACCCCACCCGCAGCACGGCCAGCACCTAATGACTTTGAATTGATGAAGTGTTGGGTTGAGAAACCGGACGGGACAATTGATGGCATAGCCTCGATGCGCCTTGCGCTGAGTAAATACGGCGCAGCACAGCGCCAGCCGCTGAAGCAGGAGCGGATCGACAAGATCATTGAGCAGTGCAAAATCACTTTGGTCAACTATTGCAGTGGCGAAAAGCAAACCGAGTTTGCCCGCGCCGTCGAAGCCGCCCACGGCATTACAGGAGAGAACACATGAACATCGAAGAAATGAAGCTGGCGCTTGAGGCGCTGAAGTACAGCACGCCAATCCCACAAAACAAAATAGCGCATGAGACCGCCATCACCGCCCTCCGCACCGCCATCGAGCAGGCTGAGAAGCAGAAGCCAATGCCGGATGACCTGATTGCGACCTATGAGAAAGGCTTCAACGATTGCGCAGCACAGCGACAGTGGGTTGGGCTGACAGGCGACGAGCGAGAGCAAATTTATCAAGAGCACTACCCGGATTCGCTGGCCACAACAATAACTGCCGTGGAAAACAAACTTAAGGAGAAGAACATAGGGTAAGTACCTATTTCACACTGTCTAGCGGTCTATACAATCATCGCATTCCCTGGCAATCCGCTGGGGTCTTTTTAGGAGCAAAAATGGACAAGATAGCAAGCGCACTGGTCAAGGCTCAAAAAGCCTTCGGCCCAGCACTTAAAACAAGCACAAACCCGCACTTCCGCTCACGCTACGCCGATCTTTCGGCCTGCGTTGAGGCGGTTATGGATGGGCTTTCAGCAAACGGCATTTTCTTCACGCAGCGGGTAAGCCCGTCTGACACTGGTGTTTTGGTCGAAACAGTGTTCATTCACGAAAGCGGCGAGACTTTTTCTTGCGGGCAAATTCATGTCCCGGCCACAAAACATGACGCCCAGGGCTTTGGGTCTGCTCTGACTTACGCTAGGCGCTACAGCCTGATGGCAGCTTGCGGCATCGCTCCAGAGGATGACGATGGCAATGCAGCGGTTCGCAAAGGCCCAAAACCCGACATTACAGACCACCTAGCAACCATTGAGGCCACTACGACGGGTGAGGAACTGCAAGCGGTCTACAAGCAGGCTTACGAGGCTTGCCAGGGCCATCAAGACCTTATCAAGCGGGTGATTGATGCCAAGGCCGCCAGGGTTGCCCGTGCCAAACAGGAGAAGCAAGCATGAGCAATTTAGGACTAGGCGTGATGATTAATATTTTAGGTGGCAATGCTGAAACAGTTAACGCATATCAAAAGGCAATTGGCAAGACCATCAAGCACGTTGCATTATCAACAGTAGAACCCGAATGGGATGGCGTCAGTATAGATACTTTGAGACTGGAGTTTGACGATGCATCAACGCTGAATATTTTTGATAGCGGGCAATCCTGTTGCGAAAGTCGATACATGCGAACTGACGACAAATTAGAGGATTTTATTGGTGCAACGCTATTAAATATAGAACTTAAAGAAGCGCCTAACATGGAAGATGAAGACGGAGATCATGAAGTTCAGTTCTTGGAATTAATGACTAGTAAAGGTGCGCTGACGATGGCATCACACAACGAGCACAACGGTTACTACGGTGGCTTTGCAATTAAATTGAAATTTCAACAGGAGAAGCAAGCATGAGCGATACCACAGGCGGGCCAGCGTTTCCACGCGCCGGTAAAGAATGGGGAGACAAAGCATGGACTGAAGCAATGGCGGAAGATGGCATGACCCTGCGGGACTACTTCGCGGCCAAGGCGATGCAAGGTCTTTTGTCAGACCGTGATTGGCGACAAGACACGACCTTTTTCGAAACGGCTTACGCCGCATACCAACAAGCAGACGCTATGCTCAAGGCAAGGGGCAAGCATGACTGAGCAAGGAACAGAAGAATGGCACCAGCAACGCTTGGGCAAAGTGACGGCCAGCAACTTGCACAAGGTTCTTGCCAAGACAAAGACGGGTTACGGTGCTGATCGCAATCATTACATGACCCAGCTTGTTTTAGAGCGCATCACCGGCACTAGGGCAGAGGGCTACACCAATGCTGCGATGCAATGGGGCATCGAGCAGGAACCGTTTGCCAGGGCCGCATACGAGGCTTATAGGGGCGCGATGGTCGATGAGGTGGGATTTCTCCCGCACCCGACGATTGAGATGGCTGGAGCGTCTCCTGATGGCCTTGTCGGGGCTGATGGGATGGTAGAGATCAAGTGCCCAGAGTCAGCAACCTTTTTAGAGGCATTGCTATCGCAAACGGTCGCGGGCAAGTACCACGCGCAGATGCAGTGGCAAATGCGCTGCGCTGGCCGGCAGTGGTGCGATTACGTTGTGTATGACAGTCGCTTTCCGCAAAAGTTACAACTTGTCATTATTAGGGTAAATGCTGATGACGAGTGGTTAAAAAATGCGGAAACTGAAGTCATTAAGTTTCTGGCAGAGGTAAATGAAAAAGTGCAAGCTCTTACACAAAGGATGGAATCATGAGCAAAATTCTTAAAGAAATTTCGTGCGTGACGGGCGAGTACAAAAACGCCCAGGGCGAGGTCAAGAAGCGGTACAGCCGTATCGGGTCAATCATTGAGACGCGCAATGGTGCAATGCTAAAGATCGACAACATCCCGCTAAAAGAGGGCGGCTGGGACGGCTGGGCGTACATCAACGAGCCGAAGAAAGAAGAACAACAGGCCCGGCCAGTGCGTCAAGCAAAGCCTGATTTTGACGAAGATCTTCCCTTTTAGTCATGCGGTACGCCAACATCAACAACAGCCCCAGGCTGTTAAGAACGCTTAAAGTTTTGAGGAAGAACCCAGAGTTAACAACTTTGGAGATCATACAAAAAGCCCGTGTCTGCGCTGTAAGTGCAATCATCTCAGAGCTACGGCAAAACGGGTTCAGTATTTCCTGCAAGCGCAGGGGCAACAATTGGTTTTACAAACTGGAGAATTGACATGAATGTGTACAAGCAAGTAAAAGCAGGCGATCAAATGGTGTTTGTGTCGCCAATGACCACCACCGGAGGCGTGTATCTGTCTATCAACGCAATTTGCGGCTCTATGAATGCTCAGCTTAACCAAAAGCAGATGCAAGAACTTATCGAGGCTTTGCAGTCTTATGTGGCCGTTTCCGAAGTTTCCTAATCCTTTGGACAGGCCTGGGCAACCGCCTGGGCCTGATAAGTTTAACCCCAGCAAAGACGACTATGAACCAGCCCCCTATTGACAAGGGAGTACCTATCCCTAACCGCTTTCCGTTTGACCAGATGGAAGTCGGTGATAGCTTTGTCATAACAACCAAGCGCCAGACAGCATCTGTTGCTGCGCGGCGCTACGGTGACAAGCACGGAATGAAATTTATTACCCGTCAGATGCCAGATGGCACCTTTAGATGCTGGAGGACTAAATGATCGAAGCAATGAAGCAGGCGCTGGAGGCGCTCCAGCGCAGCCGCGTATTTGTGACTACGCAAGAAAAGATTAAGCATCCGGAGGGAACCGCTTGGTACGACGAGAGCATTGCCGACCTTCGTACCGCAATCGCAAAGGCTGAGAAACAAGCGAGCCAACCTTACTACCACCCTTGCACAGAAGTTTTAATTCAGGCATTGCTAAGTCTCAAAGGTGGAGGTGAAGTGCTGGGCAAGTGGGATTCGGCCCGAGCGACAGTTGATTCGATGGTTGCCACAGCAGCACAGCGCAAGCTGCTGACACAAGCACAAATTGAATCAGGTCGCCGCGCTTCTTGGGGCTTTAATTCCGATTATTTTACGGCTGGCGTTCGGTTTGCGGAAGCCGCCCACGGCATTACAGGAAAGAACACATGAGCATCACCGCAATGAAAAAGGCCCGTGAGGGGCTGAAAGCGGCGCGCCACGGACACTGCGACCATGCTTGGGCCGATGAGGCCATTGCCGATCTAGACGCCGCCATCGAGGCGGCTGAGAAGCAGGAGCCGGTGGCGTGGGCCGTGTTTGAGGGGCGAAACGCGCATGACCTGTACCTACCTCAAGAGTACGACGAGGCTCTGAAGATGGCGGGATACAAAGGCGATCACGCTGAAGTTAAGCCGCTCCACACCACCCAACCCGCAGCACAGCCAGCACCTGTGCATGACCAATTAGCTTGGCAGAATTTGCGAAACAGGATTAAGGCAGACATTGACAGGACTGAAGGCCGTTGGGGCATGCATGGCCACAGCGCGGTAGACAACGACTATTTCACTGCCCTGGAATGGGTTGTTGAAAGAATGGATGAAATTCTGGCATCCGCACATCGCCAGCCGCTGATTGATGTGCAATGGCTGGAGGATGCATACCTTGCGGGCTTTATGAACAGTGATGAGGGACACAACGGGGAATATCCGTTTCGTTACCGCGAGGAAAATCCATTAGAAGATCGAAGATGGCTTGAAGCTAAGAATGCTTACATCAGCGCCGCCATTGCTGCGGCAAAGGAGAAACCAAATGAGCAAACAAACCGACGCTATGAGACTGGCTGATAAGTTAGAAGACGTAGCGTTAAACGCATACGTTATTGAGCCTGCCGATGATCTCAGCCACGTTCTAAAGCGTGCCGACGTTTTGTACCAAAAAATCGCACAACAGTGGCTTGACTTGATCCCAAAAATTTACAGCCAAGCTCGCGCCGACAAACTCAAGGAGAACACATGACAAAACCATCAGACATTCCGTATTTTCCCGGCAAAGACCTTGCGATAGAGGTCAGGGATCGCGGGATTAAAGTTATCGGCATAACTGAGGACATTAAAGAGGCCATGCTTATTGGACTCATCCAAGTCGTGGAGGAACTGCGAGACGAAATTAAATGGTTAAAGGATCAAGCATGACCCGCGACGACATCATCCGCATGGCGCGAGAGGCAGACATCGACTGGCACCAGCACTGGAATGACGACGAGTCGAACCGGCTTGAACGCTTCGCTGCCCTTGTCCGCGCTGACGAGCGCAACAAGCTGGTCGCATGGATGATGGCGCATGGCTACACCTACGACACAGAACGCGACAAGCTGAACGAATGGATGGGTTACACCGCCAGCCAGGGTGACTCAACAAAAGACCTGCTGACCGAACTTGGGTGGCAGATAGAGCAGCGCATAAAAGGTTTAATGTCAGACATGGAATGCCAGGTAGCGGATCGCGTAAAAGCCGAGCGCGAGGCGTGTGCAAAGGTAGCTGACAGTGGTAGAGACCCGAGGCCGGCAAGCGATCCTGAGACTTACCTGCCGGGAGTACGCACAGCATCTCTGTTGACAGCAAACTCTATCGCCGCCGCCATCCGAGCAAGGGGTACGAATCATGGATGAGTGGACTTTACTCTTGTGTTTCTTGGCTGGAATGTTCGTTGGGCAGCACATAACAATCTCATACATACGAGCAAGGGGGCAGACATGACGCCGGCAAAAATGTTTGATGGCGATCTTTGGACGCTTGCATCTGATGCAGTCGCGATGGCCGAGAACGCTTACAAAAAAGGACAAGCTGACGAGCGTGAGGCTTGTGCAAAGGTGGCAGAAGATTTCTTAACAAGCGGCCGCAGCCCATTGGGTCGCAGTGTTGCAGCCGCCATCCGAGCAAGGGGGCAAAATGAATAGCGAAATCATCGCCGCTTCCATTGCCTTTGTTGTTTGGTGTTGGTTGTTTGCGGAGGTGTTGGTCGCATGGTCAAAGATGTAAGGCAAAAAAATGATTTTTCATACGCCAGACACTACGCAACAACGATTGGCATCTTGTTTTAAGCGGGCGCTTACTAACCCTAAACAACCCGGAGACGCCCTTGCCAGCAATCACCCACTTGCGGTCATGTGGGCAAACGCAACGATGATGATGGATGCAAAAACCGAGTTCAAGGCCAAGCCCAAAAATGAAAAACTTGTCAAGCAGCTCATTAAGCTGAAGGGCAACGAACTGGCTTACGACTTGGTTGTGCTTGATTGGGTGGCGCTTAAGATTGATGCGTTTTCAAAAACTAATTTGATAGCGCAAGACCCTGGGTGCCGCGCATTGCTACACGATTGGAAAGCGCGGTTGTTTATTTGTCCAATTCCTGCGCTTAATTGGTACAAACAACAAAATGAAAAAGTTTAAAGATGAGTGACTATCAAAAGCAACTTGCCAAAGCTTTGGCCGATCTTCAAGTCATTAAAGAGGCCCACAAAAAAGCAAAAACTGCCTTTGCATTTGCCGCGATTGAATACGAAAAAAGTAGCAAGAACCTAGACAAAGCCAGTTCTGCGGAATATAAGGCGCGTGTAAACGTAGAAAAAGCTTGTGTTGAGTACGACAATTGCCGCGACGCAGGAGCGGACGTTATGCCTGATTTTATGCGAACACAAGAAGGGGTACGTCAAGCTGTCGATGCTGAAGATAACAATCGTGAACAGGCCATTAAAACGGGGCTTGAAATATTGCGTTTAAAAAAAGAGATAGAAAAAATAGCAAACCCTATATTGCAAGAGCAACTTGCCAAAACCAAAGCCGACCTTTGGGTTATTGAAGAGGCTCGTAGAAAAACGGGCGTTGCCCTCATCAATGCCGAGGCTGAATTCAGAAAATATAGCAATAAATTAAGCGACGCCAGTGGTGAAAAACTTCGGACGTTTGAAAACGTAGTCAAAGCCTGTGTTGAATTGGAAAAACGTCGCAGCGAAATAAAACCTATTCAGATTGATTTTCAGCAAGCACGTGCTTATGCAAGTCACTGCCTTACTGTTAAAAATAAATTTCGTGAACAACGGGTTAAAAAGTTATTTGAAATACGGCGCTTAAAAAAACCTATTGCAGAAGAAAAAATGAAAAAGTTTGATTGTGTGCAAGATATTTTTGATGCCGGCTACGCTTTGCCTAATTACGACATTGAGACAAAGCCAGGAGCTTGGCGAAACGTCCTTTTTTTTGCAAAAACACTTTCTTGGATCTACAAAAATCATGTTTACAACACTGATAGGTTTGTGCCAGTTGAGAAAATTCTTTTTAAGGGCGAAATGATTTATGTTTTGCCACACAAGGAAGAAAAATGAAATCTTTACTAGATGCAAGTTTTAAGTATGTGCCCGCAGCGGCTACAGACATCAAAGAAACATGGAGAAAATTCGGATGGAGGCCAACTAATGAACTGCCCAATATGCGGCCAGTGGTCAACAGTAAAAGCGACAAGAACAAAAAACGGAATAATCAAACGATACAGGATGTGCGCCAATGAGCATGCTTTCCACACTGAAGAGCGACCAATCCCCAAAGCCACTCACGGAGGTGCCAGACTTCGCAAGCTGGCAACACAAGACCTTGGCCCAAGTGGCAACAGAAATGTTCCTACAAATCAAGGAACACGAATACGAAATCCAGACCCTGCGCCAAGACCTGAAGACTGCAATTAACGCTTACAGAGAGGTACTGACAAAATGAGCGATCCGCACAATTGGGAGTCCCGTTGCCGTCTGTGCAACAACACCGGCTTCACTATTGACGGTAAGCCTTGCGCTTGCCGAGACGACAAATTTAGCGACCAGCTCGCAATGGTGCTGGTTGGGCTTATCTGCCTGCTGATTGCGTTGATAGCAGGTATCAACTTTGGGCAGTAGCTTACTTCGCTTTGCGGCTGTAGAACAGCGTCCGATCCCCGAATAGGTAAAAACCCACAGCCGCAGCGAAGTTGTCTACAGCGTCGCTCGGTTGGCCAGACAGTTTGAGCGATGCCCAAGTGCCCAGCACAACAAGGGCCACAGCGGGCCGCATAAGCCTCACAGCGGCCTCAACCCAAGGGTATGAGGGGTTGGCCCCGCCGGCTTCGTTCATGGCCTTAAACATGTCTAGATCAAGCTGGCGCATTTTGACGTACTCGTCAACGTTGACGGGCTTGTATTGATCGGTCTGGATGAAGCGACCAATGAGCGACTTGCCCAAGTCAACAGCCAGAGGGCCAAGGGCGGCAAGGATGGTTAGCGGGTCCATTTATGCACCTCCAGAGCGGCGTATGCAATTAGTCCTGGCAGCGTGGTAGCCAGCGCGTCCAGCGGGTCAGGCGTACCCTCTTTGCGATACCACTGTTGCCACTCGTAAAACACGCCGAAGGCGGCGCAGCCAAGAAACAACGCCTGCCCTAATGGCAGACTGTGCAAAATCCACAACGCCAAGCATGCGCCAGCGCCCATAGCGATATGTTGCAGCTTATCTATCACACCAGCTCAAAGTGTGGGCCGTCTATAAACGGCCGCTGGCCCTGCTTACGACGGGTATCAATGTAATGCATCATTGCCGACTCCATAGAGCCATTCCATTTTCTGATATCAGGAACGTTCCACGCCGCACCCCAGCGCAGTCCTACATTCGTTTCAATCGCCGCTAAACGCATCGCGTCTGCAATGTCGTCGTACAGGTTCAATTCCCAAGAGATGCGGTTACCGATGTAGGCTACTACGTCAATGGCCCGTCCCTCGATATGTGTGCCACCCTCTTTAATCTGGCTGGCTCCTTTAAGGTATAGCTCGCGCTGGCGCTCTGGTGTGCGTAGCCCTTCGGTCACTGCAAAATCTACTTTTGTCAACTCAATCGCACGCTGCACAACACGAATCAAATTAGGGTTTACCCCAACAAGACGGTCTATGGATCGCGCACTAAGTTTAAAAGTCATTTGATCTTGGCCCGCAGCATCATGATTTCTAGCTGCTGCTCTACGCGCTTCATTGTCTCAAGCAGTTCAGATCGAGTAACTGAATTTGTTTGCAGTTCTTTTACAGACACTTGCAACAACGTAATGTCCTTCTGGTGGCTTTGCACCGCCGCCGATAGGTCGCTGACCGTTCGGTAGATGCTAAATGTGCCGCCGATGACTAGCGATGCAGTTAACAAGAAAAGTCCGGGCAAGACCTTCTCTGTAAACCATTTCCAATTCACGGTTTTCTCCATACATTAACCCCTAATACCAACGCCAATAAATTTTCTGGCGTTACACGTTGCGTGGGGAGTTGACGGGTCATACACAACCAGCACCATTCATAGCAGTACAGCCAACTCCGCTTACTTGCCCTGAACGGTAATATAAACCATAACAATGAAAACCAATCGTACTTGGTTTCTTTGAATTGTGAAGTAACGTCTTCAGCAGATAGTTTAATGGGGATCAAGTCCCATTCTTCAGGCTTGTAGAAAGAAACATGTAAGCCATCTTTAAAAGTGGCGTGGTACATCAAGTCATCAATGGCTATACCAGCGTGTGGATAACGTGTGTGCAACCGCCAACGGGTGTACTTAGAAAACAACCCCGGCAAGCCAGGGCTGTCAGTGTGGCGCAGGGCTAAATAGACGTTCATGGGGCAACCGGAGCTGCAATCAACGTAGACAGCAGAGCGTTATTCAAAGGTTCTGTTGCCATCAAGCTATTGATTGGACGATCATATGTTGGCAATGCTCGGCGCTGCCCCATGCCAGAAGCCAAATAATTTCGAGCGGCATATGAAATTGCGTTAGGAGCAAAACTACCGACCATGCCACCTAAAGTTGCGCCTTGTGTGCCGCCAATTAAAGAACCGACACCAGCGCCAATCCCACCGCCAACAACCATAGTGCCCGCACCGGGCGTGCCAGACGTATTGGGTGGAATGGTCACAGGTCGTGCAATATTTGCAAACCTTGCAATTAAATCAAGGTCGCCACTTAGATAACGCCCCCGTGTTTGCAAATCGTTTGCCAGTTGTCGAGCGTTAATTGAGCCGCCGCCTTCAACAATTGCGTCTTCAACCGCATGGCTAATCGCCATACGTTGGCGTGATGCGCGGAACTGGTCAAGCATGGCCTGAGCGTTAGGATTGCCCGAAGTTTGCAAGCTACGCTCAATTTGATCTTCTAGCGCGTTGCTAATTGCACGCTGCGCTAAACCAACTGAAGCGTTATCTCCACCAGCACGGATGTTGTTATTTGCTTGTTCGCGTAATGTGCGAGTTGCAGCAATTGCATCGGCAGAATTGAACTGCCCTACGCGATAGTTTGCAACCAAATCTTGTACGGGCTGCGGAATAGCTCCGGGGAATGACTTACCCGGCCCAGTGTAAGCAGACAACACATTGTTAAGCGCAGCATTAAATTGCTGATCTGTTTGCACAGCGCCAACGCGGTTTAGAGGCTCATAACCTTTTTGATATTCTTGATTACGAATTTGGCGCATGTTTTCGCGGCTGAGAGGATCAGCGTCACCAATCCCAACAGCTCGCCTAGCAAGTCGGTCATACTCAACCTGATTTCTTGCTGAAAATTCTTGTTGCGTCCTTGTTTTACCGGCTAAACGTTCAATAAGCACATTTTGTACGCTTGGTGTAATACTACCCGGAGTAACAACCAAGTTTTCTGATTGACCTGCGCGAATGGTCAAATCTCGCACGGCATTACGAGCCTTTTCGGCTTGCAATCTTGCTTGTTTTGATTGCGCGGCGCTTGTTATTGCGGTTGGCGTTGCCATAGCAACAGCCATACCAGCAACGGGGCTACCTGTAAGCTCAGTAGTGGTTTGACCAGCAGTGCCAGCGGCCAAGCCTTTAAGCGCACTTGAACCTATTTCTCGCACAGATGCTGCGGGCGAAATAGCGCCGCCCGTGGCGGCTTGCAGACCAACATCTAGGATGCGTTGGCCGGTCGTCATGCCCTCTGTGGGCTTAATCAACCCCATTCGTTTAAATGCCGCCGATACTGGCTGGCTTGGCTCAGTAACGTTTGGCGCTAGTTCTGGACGACCGGCTGCGGTCACTGCCGTGCCATACGCCATCTTGGCAATGTTGGCAATGTTTTGCGGAGTATTGATAAACAAATCCGCAACACCGGCAATCGCTTTGTAAGGGGCACTGGTAGCAACGTCTAGCGTAGACGGCGCTGCGCGAGGGCCAGGAATGCCGCCTTGCCCCTCAGTCAATTTTGCTTCTTGGTACGCTTTGGCTACAGTGTCAAAATCAGGTGTACCTTTAAGAGACTGATTTTTTACTATCCATGCGGCGTATTCGTCAGCAGTAGCCATGGTCACTTCCTTTGAAGAATTGCATCTGCTTGACTACGAACAGAACTGGTGGCAGGAGAAGAAGCCGTTGGCTCAAGATATTTTTTTAGCTCTGGCCTGTCAAACAATGATTTACCGCCTTCGCCCCTAAACCAAGCGTCTTCCGCTCCTTCATAAGTTTTCTTACTTGACCACCAATCATCATAAAAATTTCGTTGGTCTATGTCTCGACGAAGTTGAGCTTTTGCAACGTCAATAATAAATCGGTTGGCGTTAACCGTGTTGCCAAGTTGTGCGCCAGTTTGCGTAATACGTTTGTTGTCGCCTTCAGTTTGCACACCCTTTTGCTCAAGTTGTTTTTGCAAAACTGCACCTTGCGTAGCAGCAAAAAATGTTTGTGCGTCCGTTGCAAATTTTTCTGCTTCTTTAACCCCTAAAGCAGCAAGAACAGACGCGCCTGCTTTTTTAACTTCCGTGCCAAAGCCGGTTGCAAAACCTTGGTCAAGAATTTTTGCTTGCGTTTCAATTGATGGCAACGTTCTCGCGGCCAATCTAGCCGCGCTTGCTATTTCGCCATATTGTTTTACGTTAAGCTCGCCTTTGCCTTTTTGTTCCGCGCTTTCCAAACGTGAACCAGCAGCCGTAGCCGTAGCTGTAACATTTGGAGTTCTAATTTTTTGCAGCTTTTCAAAAGCCGTTCTTTCATCAGGCGTCATTTGCAAGTAAGCTTGCAACTCTCGAACAGAAGCGGGCACCGTGTCGGGTTTTGCCGCAGCAGGCTTGAGAGCGGCCTCGTACTCTTTCATCAGCCTAGCAATTTTTCCTTTTAGAGCGGGGTCATCTTCTTGGCTGAGAAGATCAATTTCACGCGCAATACGCTCAGGCGTCCGGCCAGTAGCTGGGCGCTGTGCGGCAGCAAGCGCAGCAGCCGGCGCAGCAGCAGCCGGTGCAGCAGTGGCAGCAGGCTGCGCGGCAAGCATAGCGTTAGCAGCAACCGGCGCTGGCGCAAGAGCGTTCGCGCGGGCAGGGATGTTTAACTCGCGCCGAGCAGCAGCTATGTCGTTGTCGGTGGGGTACATCTCCCCACGAGCGGTGGCGTAGCTGGCGGCTCTTTGCATCACATCAGCGGGCGTAGACGCGCCTCGCTGGCGTTCTATTTCTGCGTCAACAGCAGCTTGCTGCGCGGCAACAGCATTCGGGTCTTGCATCCTGATTTCCACAGGCCCGCCCCGCTTGGCGGTAACCCCAAAATATCCCGCTGGGTAGGTCATCACCCCTTGTGGGCCAGTAGTGTACGGCGTGGGCTCTGCCGCAGCAGGCGCAGCAGCAGCAGCAGCCGGCGCAACAGCAGCAGCAGCCGGCGCAGCAGGCTCGACGGGAGGCTGGCCCTCTTCAAGCTGCGAAAGAATGTTTTGCCTCCGCTGTCTAGCGGCGTTTTTCTTGATGAACTCGGCCGCACCCATCGCCTCACGCTGCCGCCAGTTTTCAAATCCAGTCGGATCGTCTGGAATGTCAGCCAGGTCTTGATCCAGCGAGCCAAACTGCTGCATCACCGGCCCAAGATCGGGGTCCGAGTGCTGCAACCGAACCAGTTCACGCGCAGCCTGCGGCGTAGGTGCCCTAAGCACCCTCTCGCGAAACATAGCGGTCTTCTCAACTTGCGCCTTGCGCCTGCGCTCGGCCTGCGAGGCTTCAAGATTTGCTTGAAACTCTTGGCGGCGCATAGACATCAAATCGCGCTCTTGAGCGAGTTTTTGCTGCGCCAGCGCGTTTTGAGCGGCAGCCTGCTGCCCAGTGGCGAACCCTGCGTATAGGTTAGTCGGGCCGTCCGGGCGCAAGATGTTGTAATCTACTGCCATGATTTAGTCCTTATCAGAACACGCCGTAGCTGCGCAGTTCATCCATCTGACCGCCACGGCCAAAGCCGCCGCCGCCCAAATAACTTCCAAGGGCGCTGCCCAGTTGGCCGTAAGCCGACCCACGAGCGCGTTGTGCAGCCAATAGCGCGTTGGCAGTGTTGCTGCCTTGGTCCATATACATGCCGCCCACGCTTCGGCCGAACGTGCCAGCGGTGTCGCTGAGCCTGTTGCTTGCTGTCTGCCCCACGCCGGCCAGCGATTGCAGCGGATTGAGCCTAGCCTCACGCTCGGTTTGGTAACGGTTGAAGGCGTTTTGAAATTCTTGCGAGCCCATTTCTTGGCCGTAGCGGGCAGCAGCTTTAAGTGCGGCACCAGACTGTAGCCCAACTCTCGCCGCCGTAGATCGCTCAAGCGCTTTCTGTCCTTCGGACAACCGAAAGCCGTAGCCAGGATCGGCTTGGAATTGCTGCATCCCGAACGGCGTATATTCCGACGCCAGCGGAACGAGCTTGTTAAGCGCTTGCTCGCCAGCTACTTGATATGGGCGCCCCAGTTCAAGTTGCTTGTTGAATATCTCGCGCTGCAAATCGATTGCGCGGTTTGCAGCTTCAGATTGAGCGCGGGATGCGTTACGAATAGCGCCGGTTTCACCGCCACCAAGGGCTTCTTCTGCCGCGCCACCAAGACCCATGCCCAGAGAGGCGCCAGCAGGGCCGCCAAAAAGGAAGCCCGCAGCCCCGCCGATTAGTTTACCGAAACTCATGTCAGGCTCCTTAAGTCACTTCGCGTCCACTGACGCGCATGTTAATGGCGCTGGCCGTGCCGGCAATCGTCGAGATAAAGTCGCCGATGCCAAGATTTTGGCCTACAAGTTCGGGAAAGGTGTACACCTCGGCCGGCTGAAGCGTTTTGGTTTTAGTAATCAAGTTCTGGTTGCCTGCCGAGCTAGCCGCCGTGACGAGGTTGACGCTAATCGTCGCGGCGGTGGCGCTGTAATTCGTTGCTGTGAACTTGTCAATAATGGCCGTTACGCCATTGGCCGTGTATTGAGTAGTTTGAGTTGCCTCGACCGTTTTGCCCGGAACGAAAACTTTGGGGGTGACTGTTGCCATGGTTAAACTCCCTGTAATGTCGGCACAGAGGCTATCGACACAGTTAATATGACTGACGGCGTGGCCGGGCGAACTGGCCCGGTTTGTGCAGCAATGTACTGAATTGTAGTGGAGGCGTTAGTAGTTGCCCACATTAATTCGATGTATTCGTCTGCGGCTAAATCAATAAACAAATTCAACGCGCCAATCAAGTGACCGTCTATGCTGCCGTGCCGATTGGGCACGGAAAACTGGCTGTTAGTGTCAGGCACATTTACGCCGTTTTTACGCATCCAAATATCGGTGTCGTGGATGTTGTTGTCGGTGTTTACAAATTGAACGCTGAACTGAATGTTGTA